GGACGCTGAGATAGCTGGTGCCGGGGGTGGGACTCGAACCCACAAGACCGCGAGGCCAGCGGATTTTAAGTCCGCCGCGTCTGCCAATTCCGCCACCCCGGCACGGCCTCTTTTGAATCTAGGAACCTCGTAGCTGCGTCGTTTCCAGCGCCCCAAACGGCGATTTGACAGCCAATTTGACAGCCACGCGGATCACCGTTGCGCCAGAAGAGCGCTTACCCGCTCCGTCGCGTCGCGTTGCAGCTCGGGCAAGACGTGACTATAGGTGTTCGCGGTGACTGCGATGGTGGAGTGGCCCAGGAGCTCCATTGTGGTCCTCAGAGAGACGCCTTCGGACAGCATAAAGGTGGCAGCGGCGTGTCGCAAGTCGTGAAAGCGCTGTCGGGGAAGCCCGAGGGCGGCGAGCACGGCCTGAAAACGCCGCGTCAACTGAGTGCCGGACAGCGGCTCGCCTATCTCATTCGCGAAGACTAGATCGCCCCATTCCTCACCCTGCCACGCCGGACCCGCCCGGAGACGTTCTTCGAGTTGGCGGGAGCGCTGCGCTCGGAGCATTTCGACAAGGGGCATGGGTAGCGCGATCGTGCGCCGGCTGCGCTCCGTCTTCGGCGGGTCGAGATGCCAGCTGCCATCATACCGCTGGAGGGTGCGCCGGATACTTAGGGTCTGGCCTATGGGGTCAAGGTCTGCCCACGTGAGCCCCAGAATCTCACCCTGGCGGGCACCAAGCCCGAGGGCGAGGGCGTAGAGGGCCGCCAGACGGTCCTCAGAGACGGCCGCAAGGAACGTTCGCGCCTGTTCAGGCGTGAGAGGTTGCGGCTCCGGGTGCTCTACTCGGGGCGGACTAACGAGCCGGGAGACATTTCTAGGCACTAAGCCCCATCGTTCAGCCTGATTGAGGGCGCGGCGAAGAACGGCATGGTGGTATTGAACGCTTCGCGCACTAAGGCCGCTGGCGCGTTTGTCATTGAGGTAACGCTGCACGGCGTCCGGCGTCAGCTTGGCGAGCGGCAGTCGCCCGAGGGCCGGCGCGAGGTGGCGGTCAACGATCATCTTATAAGAGGCGAAGGTGCGCGGCCGTAGTGTCGGGCGCGCCGAGTCCTCAAGCCAGCGCGTCAAGAATGCGGCCAGGGTAAGGCGCTCGCCCACGATAGGGAGCCCCTGCTGGCGCGCCCGGAGAGCCGCCGTGAGCTTGTCGGCGACTTCGCGCCGCGTTGCCCCATAGAACGCCTTGCGGCGCCGGCTGCCGCCGGAATAGCCGAGATCGATGCTGGACGTCCAGCGGCCGTCCTTGCGCTGGTAGATCGAGCCCTCGTTACTTCCCCGCTTTGTCATTCGTGCCCTCCTCTTGTTGGATATCCACGCAGTCCAGCGCCACAATGAGGGCTGCCGCGTCGGGCTTCCAGGGGACGCCGCGCGCCAGCCTTATTCGGGGGACGGCCCCATCTACATCGAAGAGTTCAAACCAGTCCGGGTGAAACATCTTCACTGCCAGCAAATATCGGCGTAGGTGAGACTGATCCCGCCAGGGCGCGAAGGCGAGCATGGTGTCTAGGTTGTCCGAGGGCTCATCGTGGCGCCCATGCGACCAGTACGAGAATGCCACCTGAAGCGCCCAGACGGGCGGCATATCCGGGGCGGCCAGGCGAACCTTCACGATCCAGCCGGCTAGGTCCTTGCTGAACCGCTGCCACCATCCGCCGCTGCGCTCGATGCCCTCTGCCAACACCGGCAGCACCAGCGCGGCGTCTTCGGGATCGGCCTCGGCGACAGACCACCAGCCCGAGGTATCATCGGGTCTGTACCAACGAACTGCGCGCCGCATAGTCCGATCTTGCGGTACCCGGCCCACGAAATCCGGACGCTTCTCCAGCTCACGCGAAATCTGCGCGGCTGTCCAATTCATGAGAGCAAGGCGCCGGATCTCATCCTCAACGTCCCCTTCGACTCGCGGCCGGCCGGTCCTTTTTCGCATCTGGCCCTCTTGTGTCCGCATCTGGCCCCATTGTGTCCGCTAATGGTATAGCCAAGATTGGCGGTGCCCTGTATCGTGTCCATTGAGAGTTTACTGGATACCAAGCGGATACGTCAAGGGGGTAAGAACATGAACAACAAGCTTCTAGTGGGGGTCGAAGAGGCGGCGGGTATCTTGTCGCTCGGTCGAAGTAAGACCTTTGAACTGGTGGCCACCGGAGAGATCGAGAGCCTGAAAGTTGGTCGCCGGCGCCTTATCCCCGTTCTGGCGCTCGACACCTACGTCCAGCGCCAGCGCGAGGTCCAGGCGGGCCAACCTTCCTGATACGGAGACGCGCTGATGGCTAGGCCCACAGCGACATTCTTAGACGACCCGGCGGTTCAGCTTGCCCCTGAGCCGACGCATTGGCCGTTCAAGGTCGAGACGCTGTCCACCATCCTTGAACAAGAGGATGAGCCCCTGGACATCATCATCGGTGACAAGGGCGAGGGCGCGATCCTTGCAGGGGCCGGGAAGGGCCTCATCGCCGGCCCTACCGGCGTCGGCAAGACTAACGTAGGACTCCGCCTCTCACGCTGCCTCTGCGAAGGCTCGCCGTTTCTAGGCTTTCCCATCTCAACGCCACAGACGGTCTTGTATCTGGCCCTTGAAGGTTCGCCGCGGATGCTACACCGACGGCTCCGCAAGGTGTGGGCAGACGCCGACAGCGATGCGATAAGCCGCTTCTGGTTTGCGTTCGGCAGTCTGAATCTCGGTGATGCAAATGACTTCGACCGCTTTGACGATTGGCTCTATGGCCTCAATCCCGACGTTCTTATCATCGATCCGCTTCGAAACGCCCATCCGTGGGATGAGAACTCGTCTTCTGAGATGGCCGAACTCACGGCCCTACTCGATATCATCATCCGGCGCCACGAGTGCGCCCTCATCCTCGCCCACCATGATCGCAAGCGACCGCCCTTCACGCGTCACGATAGCGGCACAGACCGGGTGCGCGGGTCCACGGCGCTAACCGGCTGGCTATCGTTCGTCTTGAGCATCGACCGCGAGCCTGGCAACGTGAAAGACCGCCTCATCTTCTCATGGCCGAAGACGCGCGACGCGGAGGACTTGCTAGAGCCCGTCGTCGTCGACTTCGACCGCGAGAACCTCGACTTCATCGTCGCTGAGGACGTCGCTGTCGGCGGCAAGGTGTCTGACGACGCGATCCTGACGGCCATCTTCAACGCCGGCGGCACGATGCGCGGGACAGAGCTCATCGACGGCTTTGTTCACGGTGCGGGAGCGGGCGAACGCTCGACACGCGAACGCGTGCGCGCCCTGGTTAAGGCTGGCCGCCTCATTGAGTACGTGGCCGCTGCGGACCTTCAGAAACGCAAGGCGAAGTCCTACCGCCTGCCTGATGACGAAGGACTGGAGGTCGAATAATGTACCTTGGCAATTTGCCAAGCAACGCTGCCAAGCAGTCTGTCGAAGCTCTGCTTGGCACCTTGGCAAGGGTGGCCCTAAAGGGCCTTTGGCTGCCAAGCAACGGGCAGCCCCAAGGCTCCCTTAGCAGGCTGCCAAGCAACGCTGCCAAGCAGCGACCTTCGAGGGGCATGTTAGCGCAATGAGACGCCTGCTGCTAGGCACCTGGACCCCAAGGAAACGGGCAGCCGCCCGGTGTCTAACAAGGACTGGGGCGCCCAGCTCTTTGCGCTCAACTGCAAGGACGAGCGCCAGTACCTTGACGGCAAACGCTGTCGCGTATGGAGGGGACTCGGGCTCGCCTCTGCAAGTCGTCTGTCCCAAGAAGATGAGGTTTCAGATTCAAAAGGAGAGATTGTGGGACAAACAAACACAAATCCGGGGTCAGCCTCGTGAGAAACACAGCTACTACCAACTACCCCGAAAAGGCCGTTTGTCTGTCCCATCTGTCCCATCTGTCACAGCAAGAGGTTGGCTCATGACGATCCGAAGACTGCGCCGCTGTCCCGCTTGCTCCGTCTTCGTCCCCGGCGGCGAGCTCGCGCCGGTTAAGTACGGCTCTCACTGGCGCAAGGGCGGATGGTCCTGGCGCGTGTGTCCCCACTGCGGCCACCGTGGCCAGACCTGGACGTTCAAGTTGGCGAGCGAGACAGAGCGCGTCCGCTACTCGATGTTGAACTGAGGTATGAAACCAATCGCTTCGCCTATCGACGCGGCCATGATCGCCGCCCTGCTCGCGTTGCGCGAGCAGGGCGGCAGCCCGCCAGCCGTGGAAAAGCGATAGGGGGAGGGGCAGTCAAATCACTACAGATGCCGTGACGCGGAGGCGGTCGGCAGCTCGGCTCGAGTAACAGTGTACCCCATTGATCCGAGATTTTCAGGAGGTCCGGCCCCGATGAAGGGACCCAAGCATCTGAGACTGGCGACCCGGCGCTGGTGGCTTGAAGTCGCCGAAGAATACACCCTCGAAAGCCACCATTTACGCCTGCTCACGCTCGCGGGCGAAGCGTGGGATCGCTGCCAAGAAGCGCGTGAAGCCCTCAAAAAGCACGGTCTGACGTTCGACGATAGGTTCAAACAGCCGCACGCACGCCCCGAAGTCAATATCGAGCGCGACAGCCGGATCGCCTTCGCGCGCTTGCTGCGGGAGTTGTCCCTCGATGTGGAACCGCCACGCGAGGTAGGCCGCCCACCACGCCTAAGTTAGGGGGTAACGATGCCACGCAGCAGACGGAAGGCGAAGAGCCGCAGAGAACTCACAGAGGGCCAGTATTTCGAGCTCTTGATCGGCCCCGGCGGGCCCGGGTCCGCCTTCGACTCCCCGTTCCTGCGGCGGGCCGCCTGGTACGAGCACAAAGAGGAGCTGATGGAGGGCGACGGCCCCGGCCAGCGGCCGTGGGGTTACTGGGAATATGAGTTCGGGCAGCACTTCGAGAAGTCGGATGATGAGGTAAAGGCTCTCCGGCGCCGGGGGCTGCTTTCAGCTTCGGAGGAAGCGCAACTATTGGCGATCAAGGAGCTTCGGAAGAGCAAAGACAGAGGAGCGGAATCATGAACCAGATCAACCTTCCCTTGCCAGACAGTAACAGTGAGCTTCGGGGCATGGCAGCGTCGATGAGGCGAGCGGCCCAGCTCATGCTGAGCCAACCGGGAGCCGACTTCTTCGAAACCGTCGCCGGTGCCATCGAGGGCGAACTTCGCCGGCGGGAAGCAGGCGGCGAAGCCGAAGCCACACTGAAGCTGCACGTCGCGCCCGCAACAGCGGCCTTCGCCGGTCGCTTGTCGCGCGGGCTCAGGGCTGCGTGCAGCGACGACGAATTGGGTGTATAATGATCAGCAGATCGGCCGCCCGAACAGCCCGGCCGCTCGCAGTTATCAATCAGCTATCAGCCGAGCTTGCGCGGCAAGGGGACCGCAAACAAAGTTGAGGCGACGTAGTAGTGCGTCGCCTCTTTTTGTTGCCTTGAGGCGGCGCTAAAGGAGGACGACATTGCCGAATATAAGTCACTTAGACGACAGTGCGATTAAGCGCAAAGGACTCGCCTTATGCGAGGCGGGGCTGAGAATCATCGAGCGCGTCGAAGCGAACGGGCGAGATGATCTTCGGCCAGACGAAGAGTTGCAGGTTCTTGGAATCTTTCGCGAACTGGAATCCCTGAACCTGCAACTCGGCGGAGGCCTGACAGCAAAACAACACGAACTCGCGCGTTCCGCGAGCAAGAAAGGACTTTCACTAATGCCTTCTACAGGATCATTGACGCGGCCGAACCCCCAGGACGGCGGGCGCATCGGCATGTCCGGCGCTGAGATCGGCTCCTACAGCATCATCAAGGCTATCAGGGCGATGGCTTCTGGGGATTGGCGATCAGCCCCCCAAGAATTAGAAGCGAGCGATGCCGTTGCGCAGCAACTCGGCAAGGCGGCTCGCGGCGTCTTTATCCCCCGAGACGCACTGGAGGCCCGCATGGAAACCCGCGACCTCCTGAAGGGCACCACCACCGCTGGCGGCTTCACCGTAGGGACGGACCTGCTGGGGGCGTCATTCATCGACCTGTTGAGAAACGCGTCCGTTGTCCGGGTGGCCGGCGCGACCATCCTGAGCGGTCTTGTCGGGGATATCACCATCCCGCGGCAGAGCGGCCCGTCCACGGCCTACTGGGTGCCTGAGTCGGGCGCCCTAACGGAGTCGCAGCAGACATTCGAGCAGGTGGCGCTCACCCCCAAGACAATGGGCGCCTACACCGACATCAGCCGCAAGCTGCTGCTCCAGTCATCCGTCGACGTTGAGCAGCTCGTGCGCAGCGACTTGGCCGCGACCTTGGGCCAGGAGCTCGACCGCGTAGCCCTGCACGGCTCGGGCTCGAGCAGCCAGCCGACGGGCGTAGACCACACCACGGGCATCGGCTCAGTCGCCGGTGGCACGAACGGCGCGGCGCCCACCTATGCGCACATCGTTGGCCTGGAGACCGCCGTGGCCGCCGCCAACGCAGCCACCGGCAAGCTGGCGTACATCACCAACACCCAGGCGCGCGGCAAGTTGAAGCAGACGCTCATCACCGCCACCTACGGCGACCGCATGGTCTGGGGCGAAGGCGCGACGCCACTCAATGGCAACCTCGCCCTCGCAAGCAACGCGGTTAGCCACACGCTAACGAAGGGGAGCTCGGGCGCTGTGTGCTCGGCGATCTTCTTCGGCAACTGGGGCGACCTGCTGATCGGCGAGTGGGGCACCTTGGACATTCTCGTTGACCCATATACCGGCGGAACGTCGGGCACAGTGCGAGTAATCGCCTTCATGGACGTCGACATCGGCGTGCGACACCCGGAGTCCTTCGCCGCCATGCTCGACGCGCTGTGCGCGTAAGACCTCCCCACCCTTCGGGGTGGTGCTAGTCTTCTGGCAGGCGGGGGCCGGCGTCCGACGGCCCCCGCCACTACTTTGCCCTATTTGCAAAGCGGCAAGTGTGCTAATATCGGGCCATGAATGACGGCGGGGCGCTTGAGGTGCGGTGCTGGCGCTGCTATCGCCTGCTCGCCTACAGCAACCTTGTCGACGGCGAAGTCGTACTTGTCTGCAAGCGCTGTCACGCCCAGAACGTCATAAAGCCCAGCGCTACGCCGCTAGAGTCGATTCTGAGGCCGAAAGCTGGCACTTCCTAAGGCTGGAGGCTGAGCTTGGCGATAGTGACCCGTCGCTGCCCACGCTGCGGCGCCCACGGCTGCTACCGCGACGACGACGACAACTGGCGCTGCCTACTCTGCGCCCGCGTCGTCGGGGATAGCTCGTACGGCAAGCGCCGCCTGGACCCGGCGAAGGTGAACACCCTCATGCAGCAGCCGCCCGGTGCGTTCCTGAGCCTACGCGCGGCAGTCGCCGAGTCTTTGGCCTTCGACCTCGAATAAACGCCCAGAATCGCAGCGTAGGGGCTTGTGTATCAGCCCCGTACCGGGGCGCCTCTAATCTCTGCCACCGTCGAAAATGGACAACGGGCGGCAGCTAGATTTTTGTTTGTACGGGTTGGGGGCCGGGTAGTTTGGGGGCGTCGTTCGCATCCGAGGCAGTTTGCTAACATTTTGCTAACCAACCGTTTGCAGATCGCCGGAGAGTTGGGCATTGAGCCGCCGATTGTCGAACGCCACTTTGATACCGACGACGCCCGACTCGCGCACATAATCGCCCTCAACCTCAAGCGCCGCCACCTTGACCCCGTGACGTGGGGCGAAATGTTCATGCGCTATGCGGAAGCGCGAGGAATCAGAGTAGGTATTCAGGGGCGACAGGACGAGAAAACGGACACTGTGTCCGTTTTAGCTACTGAGTTAGGCGTGAATGAGCGCACAGCCCGTCGCCGCCTTGCCGCTGCCCGTCTCCCCGAAGCCTTGCGCGAGCAGGTACGAAGCGGCGAGCGGACGGTGCGGACGGCAACGCAAGAGGTCCACCGGCAGGAGCGGAGGCGATCCTACTGGCAAAAGTGCAACCGTTGCACTTTTAGCTGACGAACTAGGAGTTAAGCGGTGAAGAGTCCCCTTGTCCTCATGCGGCGATTGTAGGGGCGTCCGCCGGGCGCGTCAATGCCCGTCCCTGTTGCTTGTCACACACGATGAAGTTTGACAGCCAATTTGACAGCCACGCCGACGGATTGCAGCGTTTTGGGGCGGACGAAGGTGGACACAAGAGGGGGATTCTGAATCTAACGCGGACGGTTACGGACGCTTGCAAACGAACAATCTCAGATTTTAAGTCCGCCGCGTCTGCCAATTCCGCCACCCCGGCTCGGTTCGGACAAGATAATGCTCAGGCCCTAACCCGGGTCCTGAGCTGCAAGATTCGTTTTGGAGGCGACGACCGGATTCGAACCG